AACAATCGTAAATAAAGCCGCTACCGCAGGCAATAAGTCTGTTAGTGTGCCTACCACTGTAACTAAAGATAGCCCATCTACAACGTGTTTAGTGCCTTCGGTTAAATGCTCTTTCATACCATTCTACCTTTGGTCTTGCCTTTAATTGCACATCCATCAGCACGTTTGGAAGCGGAGGATACTTTACCGCCTTTTTTGAACTTTAGTGGTAGATAACGGATGTTTTCTTCATCTGGCATGGCTCTTCCAGAACCACTAGACTTACGTTCTTGACGTTCAAATTTTTCAGCTTTCTTTTCGTATGGAGATAATGTTTTTTCATCCATAAGCCTTTGCTTACGCTCTTCATACTTTTCGTATGCGTCTTTTTCCATAGTTACAACATCTTCCCTTTAGTTTTGCCACGAACTTCGCATCCACCACCACGCACGGCTCCGCCCTCTTTGCAGTTCCAAGCCCGTAGAGACTTATTGATGCGTGAGTCTGGGTCGTTAGCGGTTTTAGCGGAAGTTAGCTTTTTCTTCATGCCTGACATGCGGGCGCAGAATGATTTCTTGCGTGGGCCGCCTTCTGGTTGAGGAGCCTTTAGACCAGGTTTCCCAGGGTTAGCGGCATTATAGGAAGCTCGCCCCTTAGCGTTTAGACCGCCTTCGGGGTTTTTGCCTTCCTTACGAGTCCAAGCAGGGCTCTTAGCCATAGAACACCGTAACCGTCATGCTGGCTGGGGTGGTTGCATAAATACCGTTTTCACAGCGAATGCCTTCACCAGGAATTACGATATTAGAAGCGCCACCTGCGTTTGCTGGAATAACGACTGAAAACACCGTAGTGCCGCCAGAACCGTTCTTTAAAGTTAGAGTGCCACCAGCTGTAGGAACACCAATAACCATTCCTTTGATACGAGCAGCGCCCGCAAATACAGCTGCGTCAGTCTGAGCAGCGGCTATCGCCGTTGACTTTACATCATATTGCATACCCATAAGGGCCTCCTAATTAGGTAGCCGAAATAACGCCAAGAGTATCAACGCGCAACCAGTTTGTTCCATTGTAGAAAGCTACAACAGGAGATCCATTAGCACCGTTTGAGAAAAAAGTAATAGTGCCAGTTAAACTTTGGTTTGTGGTTGGAGCTGGAGCGGTTGCAACAGTGTATGTGCCCAAGCTAACTGGGCCACTAAATGTGGTTTTTGCCATTTCAAATTGTCCTTCTTACAAAGATATAGCCTATTAGTCGTGTAAGCGTCTGCCGGGGCAGTCTAATAAGCCGGTTCACCCGGTTCCTATCTTTATACACCTCTTTTATAAATTTGGCAATAAATATGCAAAAAAAATCCCCCACCGAAGCAGGGGATCCAAACCCAGAGGAGTAGGTTTGATTAGGCGCCGGCAGAACCGAACATGCCAAGTGGATCAGACCAGCCGAAAGAGTAACGCTCACGAGCCTTGTAACGGACGTTACCAGTATCGAAATCGCCATCCATGCTGTTCTGGAGGGGGGTACGCTCAAAATGCTTCATACCGTTTGGAACATCAGTAGTCAAGAACCAAGCATTGGTGTCGGTCAAGAAGTGGTTAATTGTGTAACCATCTGGAATCGAACCGTTGTTCTTAATTGCGTTGATGTCATTGTCGGCTGTACCAACACGCAATTCAGTCTCAAGCAAGCGAGTTGCAACGAACTGGAGTGCAGGTGGAACAATCAACTTCTTGGGTTTAGCAGCGATCAACAGATCACGTTCGTCAGTCCACAAGCTGATCTGAATAACGGCGGCTTCCAAGGAAGTTTCGTTGAGGTCAGCAGGAGTCGTAGGAATGTTGCTGTTTGTGCCACCAGAAACAAGTGGGTGGTTGTTTGCAAATAATGCAACACCGTCACCGCCTGGATAGCTTGCGCTAAAGCCCGTATTTAAAACGGCAGCAGCTTTTACTTGCTTGGTATATGCCATAGCACGAGCCAAAGCCTTGGTGTAACGAGCGGATAACGAGTCATACAAGTTATCTTCGATAGCTTCTTCAGTCAAACTGAAGCCCAAAGCAATAGTTTCGTGGTTGTAACGTGCAGTCCATGCTTCTTGAGCATTGTCGTAAGCGATGGCAGAGCCTTCGTTCTTGACTGGAGCAGCACTAAAACCAGAAAGTTTAGTTTCTTCTTCGAATGAACGCTCAGAAGTCTCAGTTTCGTAGATTTCTTTGTGTTCTTCACCATAGCGAGCATATTCCAGACCAAATAATGCATTCAATCCGGGAAGGAGCTCTTTTAATAATTGCGCTCTAGAAATAGCCATTTAAGTAGCTCCTTATAGGTAATTCTGGGCCGCAGCCAACAGAATTTGTGGGTTATTCAACTTCACAATTACTTCTGTGAAGGCATTGTTACCACTAGCTGTTTCTGGAACAACTGCTACTACACGAACTGGCAGAGCTGCTGCATTACCTGTACCAGAAGTAGGGGCAATAACAGAAACTGCGGAGGCACCAGAAGTAGTAGAACCTGTACCCTGACGGATAGACAAGTTTGTACCAACAACAGAAGCATTAGCCGTAGTAATAGTTGCATTACCAGAATAGGTAATAGCCACTTTAAAGGCTGCAGCTGCGTCATCTACAACATAAGCAACAGCAGAAGTAGCAGCAGCATTACCGGGGTAGTACTGAGCTTGAACTAGCTGACTTTGAGTATTAACATATTGAACACCCATAAACACACCATAAGTTAAGTTAGCGGTGTTGTCTGTGGTTGAATCAACAGTAACGTTTGATTTAATAATTGTGCCACCTTTGATCATGACGATGTCACCGTTGAAAATCGCAGTGTTATAAGTACTTGCGATTGGCAGTTGACGTGTAGCCCCAGCATAAGGCATAAAGTCAATACGGTTAACAGGGTCTAAACCATAGGGAGCGGAAACGGTTGGATAGGCCATTTAATTACTCCAATTTAAAAGTTTATTTACCAGAACCAAAGCTAGTCGAGGATTTACCTTCTTTGAAAAGGGGCATCCGGGGGTCACTTTGGCGCATTAAATTATTATCTACAGCATCCGTTTGAGCAGCAGTCTGTTTAGCGTAATGTGCATTTCGCTGTTCGACAAACTCTTGCGGAGTCTTGCAAAGTAATAACCCGCCAATCTCAATGTTGTCCTTAAAGCGACTTGTTGGATCGACTAACAGTTGAAATTTAGGTTGTTCTTCAATTCTTACTGGCTCCCAACCTTCTCGCAATTTAGCGGATAAGTTGCGTGGATCAGCGTTGTTTAGAGTTGAAGTACGAATCCAGCGATAAGCATAGCCAGCCTGTCTGTCGGGCTCAGGGAGTAATTCAGGTTGCGACCACTGTTTAGGGCGCTCTGCGGTTTCTCTGCTTTCTAGCTCACGTGTTAATTTGTTACTAGCCATTTTGGGCCTCCAATTTTGTAAGTTCACGGGCATATTGCTCAGGGGTTAGACCTAGCTTTTTAGCTAAGGCTACTTGCGTATTACTTAATCGAATCTTCTTCGGTGAAGTACTCCGCGAAGCTGGCGCTACAACCATGCTTGATTTCGGTTTAGAAGTTTTCTGTGGTTCTTCAGTCCTACTTTCTACTTTCCCATCTTCTTCGTCATCTGAGTTGTCCTCAAATGCTTCTGGAAAACGGCGACGCATTGTGTTGTCAATAGCATCGTAATACTCATCCGACCCGATATTTACACCGGTTCGTTTTAACTTCTCGTGCAATCCAAGCGCTAGGCTAGTCATTTCTTCGTCCTGACCAAACCATGTATTACGCTCTTGCCACCTTGTAGCCTTTTTGTCTGCTCTAGGTGTAGGTTGCTCTTGGAAGCTTTGTACATCATTTCTTTCGTCTTCGACAGGTTTTTTATAAATTGGACTGTGATTATCCAATTTATCTACCTTGATCTTAGCCGTAGTAAGACGTTCTTGTGCATCAACTAATTGATCTGAGTCACCAGCATCATAAGCATCTTTGTATGCTTTCTTAGCCGCTTCTAGTTCTAAAACAGCCGTTTGTTTAGAGGCACTAACAAATTCTTCTTCACCAGTAGAAAGTTTAGACTTTAAAGATCTATTTTCTTCTATAAGTTGTTTAGTAACTTTTAGTGCTTCTTGACGCTCACGATCTGCTTCTTCTTTAGCACGACGTTCGTCGTTCCAAATTTTCTTCATTTTGATAAGTTTTTCCTTAGCATCAAGGCTGTACTTATCTAGTTCATCGACTTCTACCTCAAGCTTTTTGACAGTTTCTTTGTCTACGGCTCTGCGATTACGGTCTTCTGGTGGAACATCATCCTCAATTTCAATCTCAAATTCAGGGCTTTGTGCTGCGTTTTCCGATTCTTTTTTAGCTTTTTCATCGGGAAATTCAAATTCGACTTGATCCATAATTTACTCCTTAAATGAATTTACGACTAATTCCACGAGGATCTTCAACTACCGCCTCTACAGAATCGTCATTAATAATGCGGAATTCTCGACCATGAATAACTAGGCGGGTGCCAGCATTTGGTCTAACGAGAATAAAATCGCCTTGTTTACACCAAGGACCTGTAGGAAAACGGGTTTTATCCGCATAACACTCAGGACCAAGATCCACTACAAATAACACCGTAGTTAAAAGCTCATCATGTCGCATTGTTTCATCTGACTTCAAAATCCCGTTTTCATACTTTTCCTCTGCTTCAGGAATTGCACATAGGATTCGATAGCCGGAAGGTTTAGGGAGCTGCTTTGCTTTGTCTTCTGCTGCTTTGTTCATTACTGCTGATAAATCTAACGCTTGTGACAGATCTAGATTACTCATCGTCAGAGTGCTCCAAGTTTTTAAGAAGGTCTAATATATTTAAACGTGCAGTCAGCAGACCCTGTATCTCTCCACACATCTTTTGGTACCCAGCATAGTCTTGTGCTACACCTGTACCCAGAGATTCCTGTAGAACCCCTACTTTTGCATCTATTTGTTGTAATAGATGTTTCAGTCCTTTTTCAAGCATTATTCACCTTTCTTGGTATTTGTTCCTTTTTTAGATAATAAATTTTGCGTATGTTTGCTTTGATCATGTGCGTGTGTAGCAGCATGTTTAACAATGTCGGCTTGAAGTTTATCTTGCGCCTGAAGTGCTTGTACCTCAGTCCTCTTAGCTTCTGTCTGCGCTTGGGAGGCAATTCGTTGCTGCTCTAATACTAATTTCTGTTGGGCTATTTGAACGTCCGCCGCATCTTTTTGTGATTTGCGTTGTTGTTCTTGAGCTTTAATTTGTAACTCTTGCTGTTGCATTTGAACAATCGGATCTTGAGCTTGCTGTTGTGCTTGAGCTTGTGCGGCTTGTTGTTGGTTTTGTTGCAACAACTGAACTGCGGCTTGAGCAAGTAGCGGAGCCAAACGTGCTTCTACTTCTGGATCCATTGGGCTTGATTCACCAGACTCGTCTGTTTGAGGTGGTAATGTCATACCCAACTGTTTCTCAATATTGATCCGGTATTGAAATCCTAAGTGCTCGTTTACGTGAGCCATCATAGCTGGCATAATTTGTTGAGCCATTGGATTGTTTTGTAACAACTGTTGAATGCTAGGATCATGTACAAAAGCCATATGGACCGCAATGTGAGCCTGATGGTCTTGTGCTTGGAACGCCTTAACGGGTTTAATCATTAATAAGTTCTGATTCTCTGTAACCGGATCTTCAGGTTTTTGATCGTCTGGCATCGGGACAAGTTTTGCTGCGTCTTTAATGCCGAGGACGTCAAGCATCTGACGATGCAGGAGCGGGAGATTGTAGAGCTGTGGCGCTTGCTGAGCCAATTGTAAAACAGCTTGGTATTGAA